TTTTCTTTCTCTTCCAGCTCCTCCAGTCTCCCGTCGACCTCCTTCCTTCTTCCCTCTACCCGCTCCTCGACGGCCTTGATGCCTTCTTCCTTGGTCATGAGCTCCAGCTCGCGCCGTTCCACCTCGGCCTTTCTCCGGTCGATATCCTCTTCCAGGGCGGCCAGGCCGGCTTCCCTGGTCTCGAGGTCTTCTTTTTTAACTACCATGTGATCACTCCTTTCATTAAGTCGTGTCCGTGATTCGTGTCCGTTTGACGTGTCCTTACGGTCACGGATCACGGATCACGGACACGGTTTGTTATCACGATATAAAGGCCGCCATCGCCTCGTAGTTATTGCTCTGTAATGCCTCGACTATGGCTGCGTCAAGGTTCCCGGCGGTGAAGTTCCCGCTTCCGGCTACGGTGAAATATAGCCTGAGATAGCGGAGGGTATTATCCGGGATGGGCGGGCATTCGAAACGGTATCCCGCGACGAGATCCGCCTCATTAACCGCCGCCAAGGACCAGAGCGTGGTGTACGATCCGAACGCCTCGGCCGCCGATGTCTGGAGAGAGACCGTCAGGGTGCCATCCAACGCACCCGAGACAAAGGTTGTCTGCACACTCAACTGCACTTCCAGCCGCTTTCCTTTGCCGACCTGGGCACTCACCAGGTCGATGACGCTCTCGCTGGCAGCGCTGGCGGTGACGGCATCGGCATCACAAAACATATTGCTGGCATCAATAAACATGATTTTACTCCTTTCGTTTATGTCGTGTCCGTGATGCGTGTCCGGTATATTTTTTCTACGGACACGGAAAACGGACACGTCTTCTTACGGTGTCGCCGTCAGGGCCGTCTCCGTATTCAGGATCTGATCCACCTTGCGGATCGGGATCCCAAAGAACTTGGTGACGGGATGCCCGAAGGCGTCCTCCACCTGGGTAAAGATCCGGTTGTTGCTGTCCCCGGCCGCGATATCCATCTGGATCTTGATGATCTCGTTCACGTAGATGGCGGGCCGGCAATTTTTGATGTTCGGGATCTTGTTGTAGGCCTCGATCAGCTTGGTGTGATCAAAGGTGTTATCGGCTCCGGCAGTCTCGACGTTACAAACACGGACGATATACCGCCAATCCCTGACACACAGGCCGCACTTCCACTCCCACCAGGACACGAACGCCAGGTACTGGCCTGCCGGGGTCTGGTCGTCGTTCACCAGGATGGGCTCGCCCTTGCCCACATCGGTATGCTGGATTCCGGCCTTGCTTCCCTTGGGGAAGATCATGTGGGCGGTGTCCTCGCCCCAGCCGACCAGCCAGATGCTGGTGACATCGCTGCCGGACCCGCCGTTATTGATGACGTTGGGGGCGTCGCTGTAGGGGTAGCGGGCCGCCAGGCCCAGGAATTTCTCGGGCGTCAAGTCCGTATCGAAATAGAACATCCCGCCGGCCAGGTCCTGGTTCATAGCCTGGATGTAGGGTTTTTCCTCCGCCAGGCGGGCCAGGGTATCCCCGCCGTTCAGCTCCACCAGGCCCTTGTCCGCCTTGGCAAGCGTTGTGAGCATGCCGCAGGTGTCGTCCACCTGGACGGTCGTGAACTTGCTGGGCTGGATCCCTCGATTCAGCTTCCGCCAGGTGACGGACGGCTGGCCGGTCAGGACCGTGGTCCTGTTACCGGTGGGGAGATTCCCTTCCTTGAACAAGGCGTCATCCAGGATCTCGTTCGTCTCCTCCAGGATGTTCACCACCTTTGCCAGCTTGCCGTCCGGATCGATCCTCTTCGCCCAGTCGGCCAGCGTATATACAGTCGTTCCTATGGTAGCCATAGATTATTACCCTCCCTTTCGTGTTGCCATTTCAGGAAATATCTGGTCTGCGGCGTTATCAAGGCCGCCCCCGCCCACATATCCGCCCCTCAATAGGGTGTCCTCGCTGATCAACTGCCGGACCCCGTCGATAAAGCGGATCATGAGGGGGCTGTCGCCCAGGCCGCTCGTATCCAGCCATTTTGTAAAATCCTCTCCGCCGATCTTGGCGACAAACTGGGCGTTCTTTTCAGCCCGCCCCTCGTACTCGTTTCCCCATTCGGTCTGGAGGCTCGTAACCTGCTCGTCGTGGTAGGTCATGCGCTGCTGCTGCAATGCCTTGTGGTTTTCCACATACTCCTCGTTCAAGGCCTTGTAGAGCCTGGCGGACTGGGTTTTCGTCAGACCCGCCTCGTGCACGATCTTCCGGTACTGGGCTTCCTTGGCCTCATCGTAAGGCATGCCCTCAGGCAGTTCCGGCCGTGCCAGTTCATATCCGTCCGGGGTTTCCGGGCGCCCTAATTTGTTAAAAAAGGTGGCCCTATCCTCATCCGTGGCATCCTCCCCTATGAGCTGGATGGCGTTCTGGCTTTTCCCGTGAAGATCAAGATAGCTCTTCCCCAGGTCCGTGATGGTCTTTTGCTGGGTCAGAATCTCATTGCTCCTCAGGTCCGGCTCTAACTGCGCCGTCCACGCGGGTGGGGTGCCTGCGGCTGGTTGGTTGATTGTATCTTCCGTCATAATTTTTTTACTCCTTCGTCGAAATTAATGGGGTTGTCGACGGCGATCCTGACGAGGGCCGCCGTGATAAAATAAACCGTCTCCTTTCGGAGTGCGCCCATATCGGTCAAGACCTTGACCGCCATATTGCGTCTGATCCGGGCCCCGTCGTCCGGGGCCTCGTGGAAAAAATAATTCGAAAGCAAAAAATCGGTCAGAACCTTCAGGCCCTGGGGCGTGCCATAAACCGCCTGGAGGTCATGGACTTTCTCTCTATTTAATACGATCACGTCTTCCATTCTTCGCCTTCAATTCCGCATTCATCATTCCGCATTCATCATTCCAGATATCTTTCCGCCCGTGGACTGGTCGGCCTGGGCCAGTTTCTGGATGCTGTCGATCCCCTGGGTGATCTTGGCCTCCTGCTCCCGCTTGGCCTCCATCTCGGACCTGGCCTGGCGGATCGACTCCACCACGTCTCCGGACCGGACGGCCCGGTGTGGAAACTCAAAACTCTCCAGGACCTCACGGGCCGTGATGTCCGGATCGATGATGTCGAGCACCTGGGGGAAGACCTCGGCCAGGGGCTGCAGGGCCACCAGGCCCTGGGTGATCCCCTGGGTGCGGAAGATCCGTTTCTGGGCCTGGGCAAGCGGCCCGGTATAATCGATCCCGATGGGCGCCCCGCCGTAATCCGCCAGGATCTCCGGGATGGCGGGCAACCGGCCGGCGGTATATTCGATCTCAAACATCCGGTCCATGATGGGATTCAGGCAATCGGTCTGGAGGCGCCCCACGGACGTACCCAATAATATAGACCGCTCGGCGGACCGCTCCATGACCTCATAGGCCGTCATCTGCCGGGTGGCCCTTTGAAGCAATAGGAAAAAATCCACATGAAAGTGCCGCTCGATGGCCTCCTTTTTCTGTTTTTCCCTGTCGAGCCCGATCGGGAAGTTGATGCCGCTCTGGACCGGCGTGACGATGCGATGATAATCATCACCGTAATAGTTGAACCCGTGGGGGATGACCTTCACCTTGCCATAGAGCTCGGAGGGCACATTGTAGGCCGGCCTGACGGCCAGTTCGGCCGCGCCCAGTAGGTCCTTTCCGATCAAGTTTAGGCCCATGATGTCGGCCAGGGCGAACATGGCCGGGCTGCGGCCGTAGGTCTCATGGCTGCTCTTCCGGTACCGCCACACGGCATAGGGGTCCATGTCATAACCGGATTCCTTCAGGACCCGCTTGTTCTTTTCATCGACCCAGATGGATGAAAAGGGCTTGTTTTTTGCATCCTTTTTATTGGGATCCCGGCGCGTCCGCGGCATAAAGGCATGGATAACCGGGAAACGCTGGTAGGGGTTGCCGTTATTCAGTGCCTGCTTGACGTCGTCGCCCAGCACGCTCAGACCGAAACGCTCTTTCAATTTCTTGGCCTCGATCCGCTCGGTCCGAAAGATGGTATCCACCTCACCGAACTGGTTCTCAGCGATAAAGATGGACCCGGGATGAAAGGTCGTAAAGACCGTGGTCCTGGAGGTCGTATTCTCTTCGCTATAAAGGGTGGCAGTCCCTATGCTCCCGCCATCTTCGAAGTAGGGCGTCATGGCCGGGTAGAAATTGCTCCGGTCAAAGGCCCTATACAGTTCCCGGCCCGTATCCTGGAGCCATCCCCGGACCTCGGGGATATCGTCCAGGGTCGTGAATTTCGATATATGGGGCCGCATGGGACCGGACCGCATGGCGCCCTTATTGAATCGGCTAAGTAATTCCTGGGTGGAGATCTCGAGTGTCAGCCTGAACCAGACCGTGGCGGGGGATATCATGTTGCCGTGATAGCCGTCGGTAAAGACCTGCAGGGCACTGATGGGGGTCCCGTCGTAGATCTTGGAGGCGATCCGCTCGCCCTCGGGCTTCTCGAGAAGCATATCCTCCCGCAGCGGGACGATATGCTCGG